GCTACCTTCACCCCACCCTTGCCATTTGGCGGGGGGCAGGGTCTATCGAACTCAGCCAAGAAGGCAGGCGAGAACGCAGTGGCAGGGGACATCCACAAGATTTTCATCGCCGTCGGTGACCGTAACATTAACAGCCAGCGGGCTATTGTTTTTCGCAGCTTGGCTCATGCGACCCAGACGAACAACCGAGGCCTCTTCGACAAGGTCATCAAAAAATCTACCATCCAGCAGTTGAGGATGGGTCCGATCATGACGAAGATTCTGAACGACCGTGACTATGACCGGGCATTCCTCAAGGCTAAGAACTACCTGAACCGCGTACCCGTCTCGGCAAACGAATACGGATTAGACTACGTCCAAGACCTCCGTGCCCATCATAATCGCGTCAAGGCCAAGTTTGGCGGACGCATCAAGCGCGGCCAGCGTCTCGGCGTTCCACGTATGCTGGTCGAATCGAAGGAAGAACTAAACGCCTACATCAAGGAGCGGCAGGTAGCAGTCGGCAAGTCGAAGGCTGGCTGGCTTCGTGCGCTGACCATGATTCCCAAGCCTCAGCGGGCCAATGTGGCGAGCGGTCGTTTCGGCGCAAGGCTGCGGGACACCATGTGGGTCGCTAGGCATGGAGGCCTAGGTATGGCTATTTCTTCTTTCTCGGTAACCCAAGGCTTTATTGAAATTAAGAACCTCCTAGGTAACGTCAACTTCATCGCCGACGGAGCAGGAACGCTCGCCCTTGCGTTGGGCAATCGAGATAAGCAGATGAAGACCGACCTAGAGAACTTCATCAAGCGTACCCTTGAGAACAAGGGACGCTGATCACTTGTCCCCACGGACTCGGACAAAGACCGGGTGACGGAGCGAGCCCTTCGGCGTCCGCATCTGGAAGTCTACTTCGGCGACCTTGCCGATGAGCTGAGAGCGGTCAGCCAGGAGCGAGCGGCGGGTGGCCTCGTCCATGCCTGTGCCGACGCTGACATCCCGGCGTCCGCAGCGCACGACGATATGCCCGGCCATGCCGGCGCACTTGCCCGAGCCTTCGATAATGTCCACAATCTCGCCGTCCGTGGTGTCGGCGTCCTTGACCTTGAGCCAAGCCCTGGAACGGATGCCGTGGGCGTAGGGGGCTGAGGTATCCTTGACCATGGCACCCTCGAAGCCCTCAGAGGTAAAGCGGAGGAAGGCGTCCTCGGGGCTCATGGAGACGCTCGGGATGAGCAGGAGACTCTGGGGGTAGGTATCGGCGAACAAAGCCTCCAGCGTGGCACGGCGGGTGCTGTAATCGCCAGCCACGGAAGGAAGGTCGAATAGCCAGACCCGGGCATCGTCGGCAGCGGCTTCGGAACGCAGGTCGCCGACCGAGGTGAAGAACGACTTGCCGGATACGGCCTCACCGTCGAGCACCCAGACGCCTTCACGGCCAGAGAGAAGGGACAGCACCTCGTCGGCCAGATGGTCAAGGGACGGCATCGGGTTGCCGTTGCGCGTGGCGAACTCGACGCGGCCGGAGGACAGGTCGGCGGTGATGATCACGCGGAGGCCGTCCACCTTGGGCTCGCAGACGTAGGAAGCGGGCAGGGTGCCGTCGTAAAGGCGGGCCAGCATCGGAACACCGCGAGGCTTCGAGCTGCGGGGCTTGGGATGGCGGGGAACCGCGTCCTCGAAGATGGCGAAGAAGGCGGCTAAGACTGGGTCCTGTTGGCAAAGCATCGGTGAACGGAGTAAGCAAAGCACCCCTGTCCTCATCCGTCAAGCCCCTTTCCCTACCATAACGAGCAAAGGAAATGGGTACGAAGAGCATCCGCCACATCGTCGAGTCCACGGTCGCGACCTACCTCGCCGCCCAGACCGACCTCACCACCATCGCCTTCCTGACGGGCGACAGCGCCGCGACGCAGACCCTCCCGAAGGCCATCGTCCTCTGCGAGTCGGCCAAGGCCCCGGGCGACCTCCCCGAGGGCTTGGGCAACTACTCCTGCTCGGTCCGCGTCACCTTGTTCTCGAACGCCGACGATACCACCCTCGCCGACCACCGCCTGCGCTGCGCGGCCCTGGCTGGCAATATGCGTGACCTGACCTCCATCAAGGCGGCCTTCACGACCGGGGCGGACGCGTCCTGCTATGACGTCACGATCGGGTCGGAAGACGAAGGGGTGGACGAACGCTCCTGGGCGACCTCTTTCAGCTACGACATCCTCGTGGTCCTGCCTCCCGCGTAAGGTTACCAAAGCCCGCAATTACAAATGGCCGCCATCAACAACGGAACGACCTGCCTCTACGGTGTTGCGGGTACTGTCACCAACCTTTACGTGCAGAGCTACTCGCTCTCGTCCTCGTTCAACGCCGAGGCCACGGTGGTCGACGAGACCGGCCTGACCAAGACCCACCGCCTGGACGACCGCAAGTCCGAGATCACCATCGAAGGCATCTGCAAGACTGCCACGATGCCGACCCTCGGCGCCGCTCTCAGCTTCACGCTGAACGCCGCCACGGCCTACCCGTCCGGCGCGGCCTCGGTTTCCTTCGCTGGCACCATCACCAAGATCGACGAGAAGGGGTCCAACAAGGGCTTCACCGCGGTCACCGTGACGGCCATCGACTACGAAGGCATCACGCCTGCCTAATTGACTTAGCCCCGCAAGGGGTAGCATAGGCGCATGGACAAACGCTTCCTTGCGGCCTTCATAGACCCGGCACCCCTTCCGAGGATGCTGGGTCGAACGCTTTACCCCTGGTGCCTGAAGTACCGCGTCCGCCTGATGGCCTTTGAGTCCCCGCTGGTGACCGGGTCTCGCGGCATCACCCCTGCCGACCTGCTGTTCGCCTGTCAGGTATGCGCCGAGGAACCGCTGGGTGGTCGCATCGGATGGAAGGACGAACTCCGCATCATGTTCCTAAACCGACGGCCTGATAAGTTCGAGCATATGCTCAACGCCTTTTCGCAGTACGTCCTGGTCGAAGACTGGCCCAAGTTCTGGGAGCAGACCAAGAAAAGCGGGGGCGGGGACAAGGGCGTGCCTTTCCCGCTGGCGATCGTGGCGAACCTCATCGCGTCGGGCATCCCTGAGAAGCGGGCATGGGAGATGCCGGAGTGTCAGGCCATCTGGTACAACTCGGCCTTCGCCATCCGCAAGGGCGCCGACGTCTCGATCATGTCGCCGGAGGAGGAAGCCTTCATGGCGGAGGAGGAGGCGAAGGAGAAGGCCGCTTCCAATCCTGCAAAGGAAACCACTTCCTAATATGGCCGGACAAGATCTAACAGTAAACGTAAAGACTACCTCCGATGTTCCTCAGGCAATGGATAGGGCTAAAAGTGCGACGGTATCTTTCGGCAAGCAGGTCGAGGACATCCAGAAGAAGTTCTCGACGGCGTTCAAGGACATCGCCTTCTCTTTTGTCGCTCCCGTTGTCCTGCTCAATTCAGCAATCAATTTCATCTCGGCGGCAATCGAGAAACGCAAACAGGACATCAAGGAGGCATATGATTTTGCAGTTAAGGCGGAATCGAAGTACCTTGAATCCGAGACGGTCGTGCTTGCCAAGACACGCGCCGCAAGGGAGCAAGACGAGAAGGAACGCGAAATGGCGAAGACCGCCAAGCAGACCGAATATACGAAGTTTCTGGAACAGCCAGGAATGCGCGACAAGGTGGCCGAGGAGATCGGTGGCTTCCGTGGCTTCCGCCTCAAATACGGATTGGACGCTAACTCCGCCGAAGCCATGGCGAAGTCCGCGGATGTGCAGGCCGTCATCAATCGGATGATTGCGCCGGCGGTCGAAGCCAGCAAGAAAGCAGGAGAAGAAGCAGCAAAGTCCGCAAATCTAACAAACTTCAAGACCCCAGAGGGATTCTCCAACGTCGTCGGCGTCGGCGCCAACCCGGTCATCGAGGCGATGAACGAGCAGCTCGAAATCCAGAAGCAGCAGCTCGAGGAACTCAAGAAGATCGCCAGCCCTGAAGGCGGCGTCCCAAAAGACTTCACCAAAGACTCCAAATAAACCATGGCACGCATCTCCCAGGGCAACGCCCTCACCACCGCCGTTCAGCAGCCTGGAGCCAAGTTCCAGAACGACGGCTACGGCCTTATCACCGGCACCGTCACCTTCAAGGAAGACCAAGGCGGCAGTTCGTCATTCCTTGCCCGCGGTTCGGCCTGCCCGGTCTCCGCGTTTTCATTCTGCACTTTGCATAAAGCGTCGACGCAGTATGACTCCCTCGGTCTTGCCACTTATGTCTGTGATTATGTCGGCATCTCGTCTGGCGGCGGCGCCGTAAGTTCATCGCTCACTGCTACGCAGATCACCGGCTCGCAGGGCCTCACCTCCGAGAACATCACGGCTCACCCTAATTTCTTCGAACTTGCCACGGGCTTCTCAGGTTCTCCGATCGCTGGCGTCGGGACTGGGACTCTCGCCACTCCTGCCTATACCGCCAAGACGGACGTGACTCCTACCGAGTACGAGGGCAACAACGGTTCACGTTTTGCGGCTGTCACTGGCAACAAGTTTCTTGGGTTCAAGGTCGCTCAGAACAAAGGTTTCTACGGCAAGACTAACTACCTCGCCCCGCAGACGTCCTTCTCCGGGCACTTCTACACGACCTTGACCAGCAACGTCACCGGGATGCGCGACCGCGTCGGCAAGACCAGCGGTACGAATGAGTTTAATTCTATCAAGCTCGTCCCTGACTATGTCGGTACTACGTTCGTCAATGGAACCAAGCACCAGCTGCTCCTTGCGCAGGTATCCTTCGAGGACTTCGGCAACCTCTACAAGGTCTCCTACGAGGTCCGTTATAACCGCGAAGGCTATGAGCCTGCCGTCTACGCCGCGTCCTGATGAAAATCCAACCCGGCGTCGGCTATACCTTCGACTCGTCCTCCAAGGGCTTCACCTTGGACACGTCGGAGCAGTTCCCGGATAATCCGACGACGGCGACTACCCCATTCCAAGTTGTCGACCTCGGTCCATCTGGCAGTAACTACCGTTACCGCGTCATCCCTGGTACGCTCAATAACCTCGTCCCGCTTATCTATGACGTGGTCAGCAGCGCTAATGTCTTGCTGGATCGTACCTCAGCTGGCGTTGCCAATCCTCCCATTGGACAACTTAGCATCAATTCATCCACGAAAGAGTCATGGATTTATCTTCGGGCTGGCATCTCTGCCTCTACAGGCGCCTTCCCAGACAGCGATAATACGACGGCTAATTATCCGTTTGTCCTATCCTCTGACCTTGAGCTTACCGATACGGATACCTATGGCTATGTCCTTCTTGGCAAGTTCACCATGGACTCGTCTTCTGCCCCCACAAAGGGAACCCTTAACCAGTACGTCACCGGCTCCCTCTGGGGCGACCGCCTGAAACTCGGTACCCTGACGGCTAAGTACTACTACGCCCGCATCTGATGGGACAGGTGATCGGAGAGACCGGGTTCGTCGCCACTTGGGGCGCCCTCCGCTTCCCGCTTGGCAACGGCGGGGAGGACAAGACCGTCAGCACCCACAACATCGTCTGGAACTCAGGTTTCAAGACCACGGAGGGCAACGGCTTTTTCAGGACAGATGCGCTGCAATTATCGGCCATCTATCAGCCATACGTCGTCTTCGACGATGCCACGGCGACCTTTTTGCTCAGTAACGCGACGACCTACATCGTGCTTGACCAGCGTGAGGCGGACAAACTGGTCGGCGAGACGGTCACCTTGACCGGGCCGGATACATTCACGATCACCTCGGACTACCTGACCGTAACCGGCCAGACTGGAATCAGCACGACGGGGTCTTCCCCCATCGTATCCATCGGTTTGTTGACGACTTTCTGACGGCCTGACCCCTCCCCTTCCAATCGGGGCAAGTTTAAGACCCGATGAGCTGTAACACCGTCACATTCAAGCGCGGCACGTCCTTCTCGGCGTCCGTGGTCTGGAACCCCGAAGTGGGGGGCCTCGCCAACCTGATCGGCGTGACGGTCACCTCCACCATCATCGACTCCGCCCAGAACGAGTACGACCTCGTCTGCACGGTGGCCGGCAACGGCCTTTCCGTGGCCTGCGTCTACTCGGGCGACACGTCCTCTTGGGCGACCGGATCGGCCCGCTGGGACCTGAAGTTCGACAACGGCTCGGTCTTCTATTCCGACACGATGCGCCTCGACGTCATCGGTCAGGTCACCGCTTAAACGATGTCCCTCACGATCACTATCCCTGGAGCGGTTGAAGCGACCACGGGGGCGACCGCCCCTGCCACGCTGACCATCGGCGTCGGAGTCCCCGGAGCGACCGGCCCGCAAGGCCCAGCAGGTGCGGGCGTTCCCGCTGGTGGCACGGCTGGACAGTTCCTCCAGAAGATTGACGGCACGAACTACAACACGGACTGGACGACTCTCCCTGCCTACGCACCGCTCGCCTCCCCGGTCTTCACAGGAGACCCTCAAGCCCCGACCGCAGCCCTTGGCGATAACGACACCTCTCTGGCGACCACGGCCTTCGTGCAGCAGGAACTCGCCTCGGGCGTGGCCGTCGCCAAGAACCTCGAAGTCGACGTCCGCAATCAGTCAGGCTCGACCATCGCCGCCGGGGCCATCGTCTACATCAGCGGAGCTACCGGGAACAAGCCACTGATCACGCTCGCCCAGGCTAACAGCGACGCGAACTCCGCCCAGACCTTCGGCTTCGTCAAGGCGTCCATCGCGAACAACGGAACCGGCCATGTCATCGTCCGCGGCGAACTCGAGAACATCGACACCTCGGCGCTGACGGAAGGCGTGCAGCTCTACCTCTCCCCGACGACCGCTGGAACCTGGACGACGACCAAGCCGTCCGCCCCGAACCATCTGGTCTACGTCGGCATCGTCGTCCGCTCTCACCCCACGCAGGGCGTCATCGAGGTCGCTATCCAGAACGGCTACGAGCTCGAGGAGCTCCACAATGTCGCGATCGCCTCGGTGGCCGACAGCGACCTGCTTGCCTACGACTCCGCGACCACCCTTTGGAAGAACAAGTCCTTCTCGACGCTCGACCTTGCTACGCAGTCTTGGGTGACTTCGCAGGGCTACCTGACCTCTTCCTCGCTGACTGGCTACGCCACCGAGTCTTGGGTCACCTCGCAAGGCTACCTCACCTCCTCCTCGCTGACTGGTTACGCGACCGAGTCTTGGGTCGCCTCGCAAGGCTATCTCACCTCCTCCTCGCTGACCGGATACGCCCAGCTGAGCGGCGCCACCTTCACCGGCGAAGTCGCCACCCCTGCCTCGACCACCTCCTCGGCTGGCTTCAGCATCGCCCCTGGCACCGCCCCCTCGGCTCCGGCCAACGGTGAAATCTGGAACACGGGTTCTGACCTGCAAGTCCGCATTGGCGGCGTCACCGAGACGCTGGCCGAGCAGTCCTGGGTCACCACGCAGCTCGGCTCGTACCTGACGACCTCGGCGGCCAGCACAACCTACGCGGCTCTCGCTGGGGCGACCTTCACCGGCCTCGTCTCGACTCCTGCGGCGACCACGGCTTCGGCCTTCCTGCGTTTGGCGCACGGAACCGCCCCCAGTGCCCCAGTTAACGGCGACGTCTGGACGACGACCTCCGGCCTCTTCGCCCGCATCAACGGCGGTACCCAGCAGTACGCCCCGCTCGGCTCGACCAACACTTTCTCGGGCACGAACACCTTCTCGGGTGCGACCGTCTCCTTCGGCACCTCTACCGCGGCCTCGACCATCAGCATCGGCACGGGTGCGACCCTGACCGCCACGACCAAGGCCATCAACATCGGCACGAACGGCGTCTCCGGCTCGACGACGAACATCACGATCGGCAACTCGATCAGCGGCGCGACCTCGACCACGACCGTCGCCGGAACCCTGAACGCCTCGGGCACCTCGCTCGACCTGGGCAATTCCACCGCCGCGGCCACCTATAACCTCGGCGCTGGTGCGACTATCTCAGGTTCCACCAAGGCCGTGAACATCGGCACCAACGGCATCGCTGGCTCGACGACGAACATCGCCATCGGTTCGACGACAGGCACCTCGACGACCACGCTGAACGGCACGGTCAACGCCACGACCCAGACCGCCGGGGACTCCACGACCAAGGTGGCGACCACGGCCTTCGTCACGACCGCCGACAACCTGAAGGCCAACCTCGCCAGCCCGACATTCACCGGCACGCCCCTCTCGACGACCGCCGCGGCTGACACGAACACGACCCAGATCGCGACAACGGCCTTCGTCGTCGGTCAGGCTGGTTCGGCGACCCCGCTGATGGACAACGGTACGGCTGTCGTCGGCACCTCCCTCCGGTACGCCCGACAGGACCACGTCCATCCTACGGACACCAGCCGTGCCCCGCTGGCAAGTCCGACCTTCACTGGCGTCCCTGCCGCCCCGACTGCTACCGCTGGAACAAACACCACTCAGCTTGCGACTACCGCGTTCGTGCAGTCCGCTCTCCCGGTCATGGCGACCGAGACGCAGGCCATCTACGGCACCTCCTCGACGACGACCATCAGCCCGCTGCTGATGCGATACATCCTGGCTAACCCGATGCTGACGACCTACAACAGCCTCATCGGAAACTACTCGAGTTTCGTCAGCGGCTCTGGCTCTGTCAGCGCAGTCTGGAGCAACCTCTTCGCCGTTCAGATCACGGCGGCCAACGGCAAGGCCGCCTTCCAGCCTAACTCGCAGGTTTCCTACCACTCCATCCAGAGCCGAGGTAAGGCTGAATTGACCGTCGATTGGACGAAGCCGATGTGGTTCTCTTTCCGCTTCTGTTACAGCGCGGCAGGAACAATCGGAGACTCCAATACGGTCAACCGCGTCACGATCGGCAAAGTCAGTTCCACATTCGGAGACCTTTCCGCAGCTGGGTTCGGCGTCAAGTGGACGGCTGGTACCGCCGGAGCCTTTACCGTCATGGCCCATAACGGCACGACCCTTTCTACCTCCGCGTCCGCCGTCACGGTCAGCAACACGACTTACTTCCCTACGACATCCTCGGCTGCCGACTTCATGGTCTACTCTGACGGCACCGGCAACGTCACCCTCTACTGCAACAACGTGCAGGTTGCGACGACCACTGGTGGCCCTTCCTCGGGTACTTCGCCCGGCCCTCGTTTCGTCTTCGAGTGCGATAACACGACGAGCACTTCCGGCACCGTGACCTGCGACTTCACCGGCGTCAAATCCATGCTCGCTTACTGATATGAAAAACTACCGAGTAACCTGCCTGTTCCAGGCTGATTGGGTCAACATCGTGCCCGCTCTGTTCGGCACGAACCAGCCCGATTCCTACCAGATCGGCGGAAACGTCGCCGTCTTCAACTTCTCCTACCCGGTGACGCCGAACAACCTCGGCCCGCTTGTGCTCATCGAGGAGTCCCTCCAGCCCTTCCTGTTCGACTGATGATCGCCTACCTCATCTGCATCGCCGTAGGCTTCGCGGGCGGCTTCATCGCCGGACTGAAGAACGCCTCCTCTGCCAAGGTCGAGAAGGCCAAGTCCATCCTCGACGTCCTCAAGGGCCGCTGACGCCATGCGCTCGCTCCTGGCCATCTGCGTATCGCTCCTGGCTGGGTGCTCGTCCCGCCCCGCCGCCCTGCCTGAGCAGCCGAACGCCCCGACCTCCGAGGGCATCGTCGCCACGGTCGGAAAGCAGTGGGATAAGGCAGACCAGAAAGTCGCCGCCTCGGTCGCCATCGCCCGCGAGAACGCCGAGAAGCCCGAGGTCGTCCGATCCGAGACCTCCGTCGCCCTGTCCTTCCTCCCCGCCCCCAGCCCGGAGGAACTCGCCGTCGCCCGCCAACGCGCCGCCAAGGCCGACCAGAAGGACTACGCCGAGGCGGTCGCCTACGGCAAGAAACTCCTCGCCTCCATCGACGCCAACTGGGCGAAGGTCGAGGCCGACAACCGCGAAGCCCTCCGCGTCTCTCAGCTCAAGGACGCCCGGATCTCGGAACTCACCGCCGAGGTCGAGCGCGTGAAGCGGGAAGCCTCCGCCAATCTCTGGACGATGGCAGGGGTCGGCATCGCCGTCGTCGGCGCCATCGCCACGGCCTTCGTCGGCCCGAAGGTAGGCATCCCCCTGCTGCTCTCCGGGGCGGCCATCGGCGCCTTCCCCTTCATTGTCGACTCTGAGTACTTCTCATACATCGCCGGAGGCACTCTCGTCTTGGCCTCCGCCCTGGGCATCTGGTATCTCTGGGACATCGTGCGCGACAAGGTTCACCAATCCGATGAGCACCCGAAAGCGTAAGCCCGCCGTGAAGGTCATCTGGCGCAAACTCGGCAAGGAGCGGGCATGGGGTCAGGCCACGATCGGCGAGAACCTCATCGAGATTGACCCGCGTCTCGGAGCCAAGCGTCAGCTCGAAGTCCTCTGCCATGAGCAGGTCCACCTAACCTTCCCCTCCCTCCCCGAGGCCGACGTCGACCGCGCCGGCAAAGACCTCGCCCGCCTCCTCTGGCAGCAGAACTACCGCAAGGTCGTCCTCGACCCTAACGCCAAGCCCCCCCGCATCTCGTGAGCGCCGCCCTGCCCAATCCGCCGAACCCCGAAGATGTCCCGGTATCCCTGCGTGACATCAGCGTCGGCATCCTGATCGGTTCGACTGCTTGGCTTGTCCGTTACGCCTGCTCCCTCGAGAAGCACAGCCTCGGCTACATCTTCCGCCGCACTGCTACGGCTGGCCTGACTTCGCTCCTGGTCGGCATGGCCACCAAGGGCTACTTCTCCTCCGAGGGCATGGCCTTCGCCGCGGCAGGAATGGCTGGCTACTGTTCGCCCGAGCTCGTTGACCTTGGTCTGGCCAAAATCAAGGCCATGAAGGGGAAGACACCCGCCAAGGGATAAACCCGCCTCTGAGGGCAAGCCAGAGGGGTCTAATGGCCCCTTGACAGGCAAGGCTAGGCAGGCAAAGTAGACCCAGCGGGCGAGGAGTACACCGTCGTGGTGGGCTGTTATGACCCCGGGGCTTAAAAACCTAGACCCTTGAATGAGGGTCACAGGGTTTTGTTGGAAAGGTGCTTGACGAATGTGGAACAGTCCGCCAAGGTCATTGACGCACCACCAAAACCAAATGACCAAACTCCTCGCCATCCTGTTCTGGGCCACGCTCGCCGCCTACGCCCTCGCCACCTTCCTCGACCCCGAGTTCCCGGGCATCCTGGACATCATCAACTTCTTCTGATCCACACCATGAGCACCCTAGGCATCATCAAAATCACCGAGGCCGACCGCCTCGAGACCGCCAAGTCCGTCATCCTCGAGCACCGTGCCAAGGCCGGAGCCAGGGCTGCGTACGAACTCTACGGCATCGAGTACGGCAACAACCGCCTCCGCGTCACCCGCATCGACCACGCCCCCACCTCCGCCGACTTTGCCCCCATGATCGCGAAGAAGCGCATCGCCCTGCACATCGACCGCTACTCCATGGTCGTCGAGTTCCGCGGCGCCTGGAAGTCCGAGACCGAAGGCAAGGTCGTCGCCTACGAGTCCACCCAGCAGGCCGAAATCAACGCCGCCAAGTAACCTTCCCACCATGCCCAACGCACACCACCCATACACCGACACCGTGACCTTCGCCGGTCGCCCCATCCCCCTCAAGCGCCCGATGGCCGTCTTCGCGGCCAAGCGCCTCGAGGCCATCCTCCCGCAGATCGCGGCCCTCAACGCCGCCCACAAGTCGCAGGCCGACGCCGCCGCCGCCCTCGACACGACCGTCTGCACCCTCCGCACCTGGCTCGAGCTCACCGGCACGACTTGGGTCAACCTCAAGAAGCGCGGCCCCTACAAGCGCCAAGCCTAATGCCTGACCCATCCCACCGCCCCTACAAACTCATGACAATCATCCGACCCCACGCCATGCCTCGCTTCTGGTGGCTCGTCCCATGGGCCTACGCCCGGACGCTGCACCGGGCCGCCAACGCCCTCCGCGCCCTGTCCGACAAGCAGGACGACACAATCGCGCTTCAGGCCAGCATCATCAACGAGCAGAAGGACGACATTCAGTACCTTCAGCGTCGCATCCTCGACCTCGAGGACACCATCGGAGGGCTTCAGAAATGAGCCAATTCAAACACCTCGACGGCATGGTCGCCTTGCTGTCCGAGATCTACGAAATCAACGAGCGCGTGATGACCGGCGACATCTGCTCCGCCAAGGCCGCCATCGCCTCGGGCAGGATGAAGAAGCTCCTGCACCACTACCACGAAGCCCTGCACGAGGACGGCGCCACGAAGGTCTCGCTCCAGGCCTACGTCGCCGCCGGCGGCTGGGTCGGCATCACCTATTCCTACGACATCGACGGCTTCGAGGTCGCCGGATCGCAAGTCCCGAGACGCGTATGAGCTACTACGAGAACCGAATCAAATCCCTTGAGGAAAAGGTGGCCGAGATGGCAAAGCGAGAGCGTATGAAGGCCATCCCTGTCGAAGCCCAACTGCTTGACAGCATCGCCCGCCTCAAGGCCGAGGTCGATAACTCTAACCGCATCAACACCGAGTTGCTCCTCCTGTCCAATAAACAGGCAAGCGAGGTTCGCAGATTGACCGCAGAACTATCGAACATCTCTGGCTGGGGTCGAGGGCTTGAGTCCGACCTGTCCCACGCAAGGGTCGAAATCTCGTTCCTCAAGACCGAGGTCGAGCGGCTGACTGAACGAAATAAGTTCCTTGAGCAAATCGACTCTTACCTCCAAGGGGCGAACGAAAACGCATACGAGAAGCGTTGCGATGAATTGGAGGCCGAGGTCGAGCGGCTAACCAAAGCTCACTCAGATGCACTCGCTGACTTCTGGGCAATCCATAAGGGATACTTTGACCTTAAGGCCGAGGTCGAACAACTGCGCAAGGAGGGCAAGCCGAGCGTATGACAACCGAACGAATGGTTTTCTGGTCTATCCTGCTTTCCGGCATCTCGCTTGGAATGTCGATTTACCGCATCATTCAAATCATCTGCGAAAAATGACCCGCCCCTTCTCCATCGTCGCCCTGCTGCTCCTAGGCTTCAACGCCGCCGCCGCTTCTGACGCCAACCTACTCGAGGCCATCGCCCACGTCGAAAGCGGATGCAACCGCAAGGCCGTAGGAAAGGCCGGTGAACGCGGGATGTATCAGGTCGGTGAGGCCGCGTGGAAGGACGCCGAGGAACGCCTCAAGGCCGAAGGCCACTACCGCTTTCCCTGGTCGAAGTGGCGGGACGCGACCGCCCAGGACATGATTGCCGCGACCCACCTCCGCCGTATCCGGGACAACTTCAAGCGCATCGGCATCCCCGCCCCGCTTCCCGAGCAGATCGCGCTGGTCTGGAACCTCGGCTGGACCGCCGCACGCAACCGCGAGTTCCGCCCGAACGACTACGCCCTCCGCGTCGGCGCTCTTTTCCGCTCGACCCAGCTCAAACGCTGACAAGGGTCTTACCTATGGCGCATCTCATCGTGGCAATCGACCCTGGGGTTAATGGAGGCATCTGCTGGTCGACAGGCGAGGCCGTCGAGTGCGCGAAGATGCCAGCGTCAGACGTCGATGTCTGCCAACTCCTCGCCGAACTAAGCTGCAAGGCCAAGGACGTCGAACTGTTCCTCGAAGAACCACCCCTGTTCGCCGGCAAAAACATCCCCGGCTCGGCCATCGGCAAACTGATGTGGAACACGGGCGTCCTCTACGGCGCCGCCGTCGCCATGGGCTGGCGTATCCACCGCATCCGCCCCGCCATCTGGCAGAAGGCCCACACCTGCGGCACGAAGGGCGACTTGTCCACGACCCAGTGGAAGAACAAACTCAAGGCCCGCGCTGCCGAACTGTTCCCCAACGTCGACGTCACCCTCTGGAACGCCGACGCCCTCCTGATCTACGACGCCGCCACCCGCCGCGCCATCAACTAATCTCCCTAATCAATGAAGAAAGACATCAAACCTTCCGCCGAGTACCGCATCATCGCGGACTCGTCCTACATCATCCTGCCCGACCAGAAGGTCGCCCGCCTGCTGACCCCCACCGTACGCAACGGCGTGACCTATTACAACCTGTTCGTCCCTGGCTACACCCGGATGTCCCTCGCCGACATCGAGGCCACCATCAAGGCCGGCGAAGTCACGAAGGCCGCCACTGAAACCAAGTAACTATGAGTTGTGCAATGTTTCTCAGATATGAAACCGCTGGTGGCTGGAAAGCATTCATTAATCCAGACCACATTAGCCATATTTACCCAAAGGCAGGACTTACCATCGTTGTCATGCAGACTGGCTATGAGTATATGTTCAATGTGAGCATGGAAGACTTCATAAACCGGCTTGCAAAGGATATTGCTGAATCTACCGCACATCTTTAATCCCAATCTCCCACCATGAAAATCGAAATCGATAAGACCTATTCAATCTGGGAAATAATCAGTCGACTTGCGGGCATCACAGCGCTCGTCGCCATGATTTATTACAGCTATAACAGCAACTACGATAAAGCCACATTTTACGCGGTCATTTATCTCATCATCATTGTCGGCATCATGAAAGACAAGATGACCTGTGACTGCGAAGAAGACGACGAAGACGCCTCGAACTAATTTCCCACCACCATGAGCACCACGCCCACCAAACCCAACACCGCAACCGCCGACCTCGTCTCAGCCTTGGCCGAGCTCGACAACGTAAAGGCCAACAAAGTGAACCCAGGATTCAAGAACCGCTACGTCTCCCTCGACGCGCTGCTCGACGCCATCAAGCCCGTGCTCCTGGAGCACAACCTCGCCCTGATCCAGACGCTCATCAGCGAGGAAGGGAAGGTCGGCATCAACACCGCCTTCCTCCACGCGTCCGGCGAGCGTTTCGACTTCGGGCGCCTGATGGTCAAGGCCGAGGGTCTCGACGCCCAGAAGATCGGCGGGGCCATCACCTACATCCGCCGTCAGTCCATCCAGACGGCCTGCGGCATCTCCGTCGACCTCGACGACGATGGGGCCACGGCGGCCTCTGGCTTCCGTTCTGCGGCTGTTTCCGCCCCGACCCCTGCCACCCCTCGTCCCCTTACCCGATGAGCGACCCAATCGGCGAAGCCTTCAAGGCCCTCCAACAGGCCAACCTCCTCGCCGCCAAGGATGCCCGCATCCTCCAGCTCGAGGAACGCCTGGAACGCCTCCGCGAGGCCGGCGACGACATCTGGTACTGCGTCCGCCACGCCCAAACCGTCGACCCGCAGGAACTCATCGAAGCCATCGCCAACTGGCAGGAGGCCCGAAACGATGGCTGACAATAACGAGGAGGTTTGGGCCGATGCCTGCCGCCGCGCCGAGAAGCGCTGCGAGAACCAAGCCGAACACATCGCCGCCTTGCGCTACGCGGGGAACGAACTCGCCCGCGTGATGGAGGACATCCTTGGCTCTGGCATGGTCGACTGCCAGATCTCCAGGGCCGTGATGACCTCGACTGTCGCCAAGTGGAAGGAAGCCCGCTTCGGACGATGAGTACCCCAGTCCCAGCCGGCATCGACCGCATCTCCCGCACCGTCCGCGGCCAGTACGCCCTGCTCCTGCTTCTGGACGGCTATCCCTACGTCGAGTTCACGGCCCGCAAACACGCCGACTTCCTCTCCGACCTCGGACTCTGGAAGCGCAAGACGCACCCCTCCCTCGTCCGATCGCAGGTCCGCTTCTTCACTGTTGACCCGGTCGGCACTCTCAAGGAACTTACCTTCAAATGACCAACCGCGAGAACATCAAGAGGCTCGTCGAGAACATCACCGGCTCGCTCGCCGTCGTCCAGCACATCGCCAGCCGCTACGAACAGCACGACGCCGACATCATCACCGTCTCCGACCTGAACCGCTCGGCCATCACCGAGCTGCAGGTCTTCTCGGACTCGGTCGAGGTCGCCGACGAGTCCTCCCTCGTCAAGCCCCTGCACGATCGCGTCCACGTCCTCGTCGTCCAGCTGCGCGTCCTGCGCAACACGCTCGAGGCGATGGAGAACGCCGCCGAGAAAGCCCTCGAAGACGTCCGCCGTATCTCGGCCAGCGTCGAGGAGTCCGCCCCCGACGACGACGCCCTCTAATTTCCACCACACCCAACCACCAAGAAACCACACCACGCCATGCGCATCCCTCCCCACATCATCGAACACCGCGTCATCTATGACGGCATCCAGGCGCTGAACTACAGCGGCGCCAAGGAGCTGCTCAAGTCGCCCGCCCACTATCAGTCCTACCTCAACCAGGAGCGCGAGGAGACCAAGGCCCTCCGCATGGGCTCGCTGATCCACTGCGCTGTTCTTCAGCCCGATCTGCTTGCCGAGAAGTTCGTGACGGCCCCCGAGGTCGACCGCCGCACCAAGGACGGCAAGGAAGCCTACGCGGCCTTCCAGTCCTCCCTCAAGCCCGGGCAGACTGTGATGACAGCCGAAGAGTCAGCCGAGGCTCAGATCATCGCCGCCGCCGCCAAGGCAGCCCTCGACCGCCTTGAGGTCACCTTCGACGCGACCGAACTGATGTTCACGACCGACTACAACGGCGTGCAACTCAAGTGCGCCATCGATGGCGTGGCGGGCGACTACCTCTGGGACTTAAAGACCACCGAGGACGCATCCCCTGCCGGCATCCTCAAGGCCATCCGCGCCTACCGCTACAACCTGCAGGCGTACTTCTACCGCCTCTGCTTCGAGACCGCCTTCGAGCGCCGGATGCTCGGCTTCAGATTTTTGTTCGTGGAGAAACAGGCCCCCTTCGCCACCGCCGTCGTGGAGATCGGGCCCGAGCTGATGTCCTACGCCGTCTCCGACTTCGAGAAGGCGCTGCAGACCTACCGCGAGTGCACGACGCTGAACTCATGGCCTGCCTACGGTGACGCCATCCAGGTCATCGACATCAAGGGCGCCTCCGCCTCCACCCCTATCACCTTCGCCTAACATGGAACCCACCAACGACCGCCCGCCGCTCACGTCCATCTCGACCAACGGCACCTACAAGCTGAAACTCATCCGCCCGAAGCCCGAGAAGGTCAAGGTCTGGGAGGACGGCTTCGTCTCCTCTCGCCTGTTCTTCGTCGACGACAAGGGCTTCTGCCTGTCGAAGAACTTCTCAAGCAAGTACGGCAAGGCGCTCGCCATGCTCGTCGGGAAGTTCTCGGGGAAATACACTGATGAGATCCGCCCGGATGCGACCAGCGCCGAGTTTCTCCAGTACTTGGCACCGGCCTGCGGCCAGACCATCTTGGTCGGCGTCGAGGTCGAGGCTAACGGCGAGTATAACGGCAAGCCCCAGTACAAGTACAAGCTGACCTACCCGAAGGGCTCCCAGAAGCCCACCGTGCAGGACGCTCCGCCCGCCACAGGCGTCGACTTCTAAGCCATGACCGACGCACCCACGCCGATGGCCGCACCCACGCTCGTCCTGATCGCTGGGTTCGCCCGGGCCGGGAAGACCACTTTGGCTAACGGCCTTCTTGAGTGGTCTACTCGACCTGCGGAACATATTAACTTCGCCGACGCGCTAAAGGAGGCCGCCAACCACTACATGGATTACCTCGGCCTCGACGGAAACTTCTTCCGCGAGGACTTCAAGTGCGACAACCGAGACTTCCTCGTCAACGCGGGTACCTTCGCCCGCCGACTCGACAAGGACGTCTTCGCCCGCCACTTCGCCAACTGGTGCCCGGTCATGAAGCACCACGACCAGCCGTCCCCCGAGACCGTGGTCTGCTCAGACTGGCGCTACATCAACGAGCTGCGCGTCTGCCAGGACATCCTCTGGGAGAAGGGCTGGAAGGTCCGCACCGTCTACGTCTCGACCGCCGGAGTCGGCCCCGCGAACGACGAGGAGCTGGAGTCCATCGCCGAGATACGCGCCTCCCACCTGTTCGACCAAGAGTACATCTTCAAGCCGAACGCCCGCAACCAGATCATGTCCGAGGGCCGCATCCTCGCGAAGTCATGGAGGCTCTGACCGCCGAGACCATCCGCTGGGGCCAGCGCATCGGCATCTCAGCCGACCGCCTCGCCTTCCTCGCGTCCTGCCCGAAGTTCACCGTCTGCCACGGCAACCGCAAGAGCGAGCGCAACGTGAAGGACAACCCGAACCACCACCTTCAGCGCCTCGGGGATTGCTGGTGGTTCCGCCTTCGCCGCCGTGGCACCGACATCGTCGAGAACATCGGACGCGACCTCGAGACCGCCCGCAAGCGCCGTGACGAGATGCTCGCGGCCTTCGA